TTGTCGTATGACCTCTAGTGATTGTGTTACCTTAGATGAAAGGATTTGGATGAATAAGTTATGCTCACATAACTTGCATGCCCGAGAACTTGCAGGAGCACTATTGTGCCCATATAAGGTTGAAGATAACTAAATTATGGAGAATTTGGTGAAGAGGAACCCCCTTATGAACCATGAGGACTGAAACAAGATATTCTATGGAAATGTTATTTACTGCTAAATGGAATTTGCCCAAGGCAGCAAAGAATTGTGGATTAACTGAAAAGGAAATGAAAATTACTTTTAATGAATATTGCAATTTTCATTCTGCTGAATATAAAGTAGAGGATTCTGCTATTCAAAGAAATTTATTTGAATAGTATAATGGGGATGAAACGCCATGAGATTAGGAGTAATGTGTTCTGGAAATGGATCTAATTTTGAGAACATACATCATGCATGTCCTGAGCATGATATAGTATTGATGGTTTATAATAAGAAGAAAGCTAAAGCAAAGAAGAGAGCAGATAGATTAGAGATAAACTCTTGTTATAGTAAGAATGAGGATGAAATTATTGCATTGTTTCATGCATATAACATAGACATGATTGTCATGGCAGGGTGGATGAGAATAGTATCTAAGAAATTCTGTGAGGAATTTCCTGGTAAAATAATAAATCTACACCCATCTTTGTTACCTAAGTACAAGGGACTACATGCTGTAGAGCAAGCACTTAAGGCAGGTGAGACAGAGACAGGATGCAGTGTGCATTTTGTTACAGAACAACTGGACTCTGGTATAGTAATAAAGCAACAGACAGTACCCATTCTTCCTGATGATACTGTTGAGTCATTGACCAGAGCAATACAACAGGCAGAACATTATCTTTTACCATTGGTAATCAATGCTTTTTAGTGGGGAATGCGAAGTCTCCTTAAAGGAATATCAAGAATTGCAACGTTGCTTGCATAGATAGTATATGTGTGTTAGCATTAACACATCGTTCAACCCAGTAGGGTCGCAAGTAAGTCGCGGAACGGAGCGTTCATCCTATGTTTTTATTACCACTGCTATTTTCAGTTGTTGAACCAGATTATACTTTACTTAATTGTGATCAGTATGATTGGTTACGAGGTGCTATTGGGAGATCCTCCCTATTAACCAGATCTGAAAGGATAGATTTGCATATTCTTTTTATTGAGAGTACAGATCCGCAGTGTTTTTTAGAAAAATAGGACGCAAACGACTGAAGGAACGGACTTAAAAATCCAACTACTTCAGGAGTAAAATTATGTCACTAACTTATAGGGGTGTTACCTACAACACCGACCATAACAATGGTCCCTCTACAGTAAAGCCTCTCACCTATCGTGGGAAGCAGTACACTAAGCAACATGGATCTTGCCAAAGGGTAACTTTCCATGGGGTCTACAGAGGTGTAAAGCATGATGAGCAAAGACTTGTCTGTGCTTGAGTATAAGACTTACAGAATCTCATAAAAGAAGGGCTTGACCCTTCTTTTTTTTTATTCTATACTAGGAGAATAAAAAAGATCCATTAATGGAAAAGGAAAAATTAAAGCTCATTGTTAGAAACTTGAAATTATTAGTTGATGCATTGGAATCTGAAATTTATTCTGAGGAGGAGGCTTATAGATCTTCTCAATATCAAACTCCTGTGTTAGATTATGATGAAGTCTTTGAGGATGATGATGGTTGATTGGAGATACTCTGAAGAGAGACTTAAGTTAAGAGCAGAATGCCTTAACATACTGTTAAAAACTTACGGAAATATAAATATTAATGAAGTAACTTACTCCACTCAAGCAATCTATGAGTGTGCGGACAGCTGGGTATCACAGGGACATCAAATCTCAGCAGGAATAGTTGCTTATTTTAAGGCTTATTACATGACGGATGAAGACTAAGAAGGCGATTAAATACATTATTAAACATCCAGAGCATTTTTCAGAAGGCGAGCAGGCATACGCAAAGATGATAAAGAAACAACGCAAACTACTAAAGAAGGTTAGGAAGAATGAAAGTCAATTTAATCACGGTGACCCCAAAGGCTGAGGAACATATAGCTTATTGTGCGAGAGTAAGTAATCCCAACAACCAAGATAACGAATCTATAGCAGGATTACTTAAGTATTGTATTAAGCATCAGCACTGGTCAATTTTTGAACAAGCATTTATGACTCTAGAAATTGAAACTACTAGAGGTTTAGCAGCTCAAATACTTCGTCATAGAAGTTTTACCTATCAAGAATTCTCCCAAAGGTATGCAGCAAGTACTGCTTTAGGAGATATTAAATTGCCAGAATTAAGAAGACAGGACGATCAGAATCGTCAAAATTCCATTGATGATTTGGATCCTAAGGTCGTGGATAAACTTAATAGGCAGATGAATACGCTTTTCAGTTCTGCTTATTCATTATATAATCAAATGTTAGAAGCAGGGGTAGCAAAGGAGTGCGCAAGATTTGTACTTCCGTTGGCTACTCCTACTAGACTTTATATGAGTGGTACTGTTCGTTCTTGGCTTCATTATATTGAACTGAGAACCGGACATGGAACTCAGAAAGAACATAAAGTTATTGCTAATGCTTGTAAGGGAATTTTCTCTGAACAATTCCCCACCATAGCATCAGCTATGTGGTTATAAATAAATTTACTCATTATTAAGAATTGTATGCCTACCTATCCTGTTATTCATAAAGAAACTCGTGAAACTCAAGAACTCTCTATGTCAATGGTGGCATATGATGAGTGGAAAAAAAATAATCCCGAATGGGATAAAGATTGGTCTCAAGGCTGCGCCGGTATTGGAGAAGTTGGAGAGTGGCAGAACAAATTAGTCCAGAAAAATCCTGGATGGAATGATGTTCTCCGTAAAGCATCCAAAGCCCCAGGCGCTGTAGTAAAACCAATTCTTTAATTTTTATGCCAAGGAAAAAGTCACCTACTAATGTTAAATCTGGGATAGGAAGCACAACCCCAGTCCCATTCGGTAAGAGTAACCGAGTCATGAAAAGAAAGAAACCTCTCAATTTAGACTATATTAAAAAGATTGAACCTCTTACTCCTGGTCAAGAAGTTTTCTTCCAGAAGTATGGTGAGGGACAGAATCTGGTCGCTTATGGGTGTGCAGGTACTGGTAAGACATTCATCACTCTTTATAATGCGTTGATGGATGTTCTGGATACCAAAACTCCTTATGAAAAAATTTATATAGTTAGGAGTCTGGTTGCTACTAGAGAAATTGGTTTTCTTCCGGGTGATCATGAAGATAAGTCTTCACTTTATCAAATCCCTTACAAACATATGGTGAAGTATATGTTTGAGATGCCTGATGATGCTTCTTTTGATATGCTTTATGGCAATCTTAAAACACAGGGTACTGTAGATTTTTGGAGCACTTCATTTATTAGAGGAATTACTTTTGATAATTCTATTATTTTAGTGGATGAGTTTCAGAATCTTAATTTCCATGAATTAGATTCTATTATTACTAGGGTGGGTGAGAATTCTAAAATTATGTTCTGTGGAGATGCAACACAGACAGATTTGACTAAAACTAATGAGAGGAATGGGATAGTTGACTTCATGCAAATCTTGCAAAATATGCCGTCCTTTGATACAATAGAGTTTAATGCAGAGGATATCTGCAGAAGTGGTCTCGTCAAAGAGTATATCATTTCAAAACTTCAATTGGGCATAGAGATGTAATGTTTAATCATGTTGATCTTGATCTTCCTCAACTAGAGAGAGAAACTATTGATGGTGTGAGATATTATCAAACTCCTGAAGGTAATCAGAAACTTGTTTCTATTACTTCTATTATTAGTCACATTAATCGTCAAATTTTTATTGATTGGCGTAAGAGAGTAGGAACAGAGGAAGCAGATAAAATTACAAGAAAAGCCACGAGTAGGGGCACTGATTTTCATACTCTCACTGAGAAACATTTAGATAATAAAAAATTTAAATCAGGTGATGTTCAACCATTGTCTGAGTTTATGTTTTTACTTGCTAAGGATGAATTTGGTAAGATTGATAATATTCATGCTCTTGAAAGTTCATTGTATAGTTTGGAGTTGGGGATAGCAGGAACTGTTGATTGCATTGCTGAACATGGGGGTGAACTTGCTGTAATTGATTTTAAGACCAGTAAAAAACCCAAGCCCAGGGGGTGGATTGATCATTACTTTGTACAATGTGCTGCATATGCTTGCATGTTATATGAAATGACTGGTATAATGGTAAAGAAATTTGTCATTATTATGTCTTGTGAAAATGGAGAATGTGTAGTTTATGAAGAATACAACAAGAGAAAGTACATCAACTTACTATCCGAATATATTGGAGAGTTTGTTGAATTTAAATTGCAAGAATATGCCAAAATCTGAAGAAGCATCTAGCTTTAATGAGTTAATAGAAAATAAATTTTATTGTTCTCGCAAATTTGTTGAGGAGATAGAATCTATTGCTAAAGGAAATAAAGAGATGAAGTATATCGATGCTATTGTTCTTTTTTGTGAGAAAAATAATATTGATGTTGAATCAGTTCCTAAGTTAATTTCTAAACCTTTAAAAGAAAAGATCAAAGGTGAGGCTATGGAATTAAACCTTTTGAAGAGAACCTCTCATGCAAAACTCCCCATCTGATTTATTAACTATGCAGATGCATTTAATATTGTGAATATTAGTGAATGATGCCCTTTGATGCTTATAAATGTTATCTTGCGATGAAGAATCACTTCACCAAGGATAACTATGATTATATTAAATATCGTGGGAAGACCAGAGCAACCCA